GCTTCTCATGTTCAGAATTTCTGTTTGCAAGGTTCTCGGTAATAGTTTGAATTTCATGCTCAAGATCTCTGATTTGTCTCTGGTTGAGGCTAATCCGAGTATTGTTTTGAGAAATGCCATGCGTTAAACTTGTAATCTCCTGGGAAAGGTCGGTGAATTGACGCTCTCTTTCCTGTTCGAACTTGATAGTGTTTTCGAGTTCTTCGTAACCTTCCTTTAGTTCCTTTGCCTTATTTTGAGCGTCGCTAATTCTATTTAACCGAAACTCTTCTTCAATACTTTGAGTACAGGTGGGACAAACCGTATTTTCAGTAAAAAACTTATGCTCTTTGGTAATTGTGCTTACCTTTTGAGAGATTTTACCTCTAAGATTGTTAAGCTTTACCAACTTCTTACCAGCATCAGTAAGTTCTTGTTGTTGACCAGTAAGTTTTTCTACCTTCTCATTGGTCTTATCATTCTCTTCCATATAAACACCAACTTCCGTATAAAGATTGGTAATCTTTTCCTTGTTGGTATTAATATTGGCATTACCACGATTCTCAAGTTCTTCGATGAAGTCTTTCTGCATCTTCATCTTGTCCTTGAGAGTTTCTTTCTTCAAGTCAAGAGACTTCACCTGAGACTTTTTTTCTTTGATGTTATCTTTGAGGATGTTGTTCATCGCAGAGAAAATACGAATATCCAACAGGTCTTCAATAACCTCACGACGATTAGAAGAAGTCAACTGCATAAAAGGCACAAAAGTGCTACTACCCAGAATGACAATCTGAGTAAAAGACTTATAATTCAATTTGAGAATGCTTTCTTCTAGAATACGCTGCATCGCACGATCATCTGCTTCACGATGCAAAGGTGTCCCATTTATAATAATATCAAATACTGATGGTTTGATACCACGACGCACAAGGTAGTGTCGTGTGTTAATGCTAAACTCAATCTCAACCACACAATCACGTTCGTTGGTCGTATTTACCAGTTGCGGTTTATTAATTTTGCGATATGGTTTATTGAAAAGTGCAAATGTAAGTGCATCTAATATCGTTGATTTACCTGCACCATTTGTACCAACGACAAGATTAGTCCTGTGTTGATTTAATTCAACTTCCGTAAATTGATTTCCAGTGCTTAGAAAATTACGCCAACGGATTTTCTGAAATGTTATCATTCAAGTTTGGGGGAATAACGATGTCGTTTTGACTGACCACAGCATACTTATAATTATACATCTTACAAGTCCTTATTGCAAGTGGTCCATCAATTTCTATAACATCCATTTCAGAATCTTCGTCACTTTCTTCTATTAGCATTGCATAGCGTGTTGCATCATCTTCTTCCTCAAATAAGACTAAAACTTTTTCTCCATGCTTATTACGTAAAGCAAAAGCACCATCTTCTTTTTTGTCTTTAAGAGTAAGAAGAAACACTATTCAACCTCACACGCTTGTGAATATATTTTTTGCAGAATGCCTTTGACGATAGACTTATCACATTCCATTTCTGCTTCATCAATATATCTATTCAAGATGCAAATTGTATTTTCACTCTCTTCCACTTCAAAATCTTCTCCTGCTTGTATCTCAAAGTTTTCAACAATCTTGAGTTCTTGAATACCAGCAGAGTAGAGTTTGTCAACGAACTTCTCAAAGTCTTTTGGACTGGTCTTCTTCTTGACGATGACTTTTACAATCTTCCCTTGATATTCACGAGCATCAAAGAGTTTGTAGTTGTTATCTTCATAGTAGATGTTGTAGAAGATACGATACGGATTATTGATTGGAGTGTGCTCTAGGGTTTCGGTATCAAAGATATGAAAACCTCGAGGGTCGTTCACATCATTCCAAAACATCTCATAAGGATTACCTAGGTAGAAGATTTTTCCGTCATCCGATCGAGTGTGATAGTGTCCCGAGAAGACCTTTTCGAACTTCTCAAATAGTTCGCAGTCCATACCGTCTTCCATGACGTGCCCGCGATGAGCTCTGAATCCGTTGAGCTCAAGGTGCCCCATCGAACATACGCTACGTGAAGCTTTAATAGATGAGACAGTATTCTCAAAATTTTCATTATTGATCCAAGGAATAAAAAGTGTATTTAAGTTACCTAATTTGACCTCTGTTACTTCTGGATAGACAATAACATTGTCATATTGTTTGAGAAGAAGACCAACAGAGTTGATTTGATTGGTATTTTTATAATAAGCGGTATGATTACCAACGATAGTATGGACGGTAATACCCATACTTTTCAGACGATCATAATAATTCTCTTTCGACCACTCCAACGCCCACAAATCAATAGACCTTCGGTTGTCGAAGGTATCTCCCATATCTACAACAACTTTAATGTTGTGCTCCTCAAGATATGGGAAGAAGATGTCGTCGTAAAATCTTTTAAAGTGGTCGTGAAGGAATTTTGATGACTTACGGGCACCGAAGTGCTGGTCACTTATAATTGCTACCTTCATCGGTTTTTGTATGTGATTGCGTCTTTAATCGAATTATAGTCCGAACTGCTACCAGAAAGCAAGCTGTCATCAACCATCATGACTTCATCAAAACCAGTACGCTCAATAATTTTGGTCTTGATTTCCAGTTGCTTCTTCTCCTTCTGTATGCGTCTCAGGAAGGCGTAGTGGATAATCTGAGTAAAGTAAGCAAAAGGGTTCTTAGACTTCTCTGGGTCGAAATTATGGATGTATTGGACGCAGTTTTCAATACCATCGGAAATCATATCATCCCTAAACATGTAATTAACAAAGTTAGGTTTGTATGACAGGTGAGTTGCAATCTTTAGGAAACAATCACCAAGGTAATTTGGAATAGGTGGTTTACCTTCCCATCTTTTTCCTCTATCTTCCTTAGTGGGTTCTCTACCGTTGATCTCAAAGAAACTTTTTTCTACTTTTGATCTGTAAACGATTAATGCTTCTAACAACTCTTTGTTGTTAACATAATGTTCTGATTTCTTTCTAGACATAACATTGGTTTTGTAGATAACTTTTCGTTATGTTTATTATACCACACTATTAGGGCTTGACAACATCTTAAATCATGTGTAGACTACCTTTGTCCGGGTTGAAGAGTCAGGTATAGCTTAGCTTTCTTTATTATCTTTAAGTCTATAAAGATTCTCTAGCATTTTCCTAGCATCTTCTACTGATGATAGATAACCCATTTTATTGGTTATTGTTGTTTGATTACTTGGAATAGAAGAGTTAGACATTTCTTCATCCTCAGCAGACTCTTGAAGATATCTATTGTAAAACATAATCATCTCTTCATCTTTGACCTCAGTCATAGTAATTATCTTATCAGGTTTTACAATAAAGAAATCATCAGATGGTATTTCCATCCATGGACTTATTCTTAAAGATGTTCCATGAGGTGTTCTAGCCATTTTCATTATGACTGGATTTTGTAGTATTAGTACAGGATTATCCTCATTTTCATCAATAGAGACACATGAGAATATTTCTTCACCTGTAACTAATTTTATAACACTATAGAATTCGTCTCCCATTAGTTTTTAAGCGGAATGTTTACAATATCATAATTAAAGTTTTCTTCGTTATAAACTTTGATTCTTTCTATTAGGTGATTAAGGGTATAATTTCTCCTAGACTTGTAGGAAATGTCGTCAGCAATATCATATAAAGTTGCTTTTGTCTTGTTATTGCCTTTTCTGAGGACTCTTCCAATACTTTGCAGATTTCTAATTCTGGACTTTGAAGGAGAAGCAAAAATAACATTGTGGAGATTCTTAATGTTAATACCAGTAGAGAATGTACCGTATGAAGCGACAATAATCGCATTGTTTTCTCTTTCAGTAATCTCCCTTACTTTTTCTCTATCTTCTGTTGCCACTCCACCATGAACAAAGAAGACATGACGTTGATCTGCCTTGGAGTTATTTATTAAATCGTAAAGTGGTTGTCCATGTCCTTCAACTCTGGAAAATAGTATGAGCGTATTGCCTTTAAGATCAAGGGCAAGGTTACGTATAAACTTGTTTCGTCTGTCATGATTGATAATGTACTGAACTTCTTCTTCAAAATTTTCAAACTTATGTGCAGGGTGTTTCAATAGAAGCACATTGATATCTAGTTTAGCAACATGACCCTTCTTCATCAGTTCTTCTGTTCTGATGATCTTATATGATGGTCCAAACAAACCTTCTAACACCCACTTATGAGTTTGAGTTCCGTCTAGCGTACCTGTAAATCCAAAGCGATACTTACAATCAGCAAGTTTAGACATTATAGATATTAAAGACTTAGACTTAAACTGGTGTGCCTCATCTCCAACGACCACATTAAATCTTGAAAAGTATTTGCGAGGAAGTTTGTAGATGGACTGCCAGGTGGTGATAATCACCTGCGAGTCAGTCTCTCTTTCTTTTCCCGCGTATATTTTGTGGCAATATGAACCAACGTCCCAGCCATAGTCTGCAAAGTCTTTATACATCTGTTCTACTAGGGAAGTCGTCGGAACGACTATCAGAATATTTTGTCCTTTCTCAACGTAATATCTCACAAGAGAGTATATCATCAGAGACTTTCCAGAAGCAGTTGGGGATATCAACAACTTTCTATTATGTCTTAGGGCGTCGTATACTCCCTCTACTTGGTACTCGCGGGGAGAATACTTGCAAATAGCATTCATATAATCTTTCACACCTTCTTTTGAGATAAAGTCGTTAACCTCAAAAGGAAGACCATAGAATTTGTTATCAACAAACTCATAGGTATATTCATGGTTCTCACAGAACTTTGTGAGTTTATCTAATAACCCGACATATATCTCACCAGTCTGGGTATTAAATAAACGAATTTTTCCGTCCCAATACTTGTTACGGTATTGAGGCATAAACTTTGCGCCTGGTACATCAAAGGTAAATTGGTCTGCTAACTCATAGTAGACGTGTGGTTCTGCTTTTACCTGAAGATATACTTCATTCTTTTTTGATATTATCAAATGAGACATTATCCATAAGGATCACCTATGGATATTTATTCCTCAATCCTAAACGTGTATTCTAACACCAATCTTGCAAAAAAGTTATTCAGATCTTCTAGTCTTTGTTTTTTGTCTGGACATGATACCCAGTTTTCTAAATGAAGACTTATAGACTCATGAATTTGTCTTACATCATCAATCCCCATAT